GTGGATTTAACCGGCGTCAGCAGGTCGCCAAACCATCCCCAGAGTGCCCTGACCTTATCGCCAATCCACTCAAACACCGGGCGCAGGGGCTCAAACGCTTCACTGATTGGTGCTGCGGCGGCTTTAAACCCCTCCACCACGCCACCCAGAAATGCGCTGATAGGCTGCCAGTATTTCCAGACAACCAGCGCCACACCAGCCAGCGCAGCCACAACCAGCCCTATCGGGCTTAGCAGCGCGCCCAGCAGGCCAGAAATTCCATAAAGCGCAACGCGAAGTAATGCCAGCGGGCCGGACACCAGGAAGCGCAGCACGCCACCGGCGGCGGATAATCCGCCCCGTAATGCTGCCAGGGGGTTCATTACCATACCGACAACATTACGAATACCCGCCATTCCGGCGCGTAACAGGTTAAGCGGGGCACCGGCTAAGGTCTTCAGCGCATTGCCCACCACCCCGGCCGAGCGTCGCAGCGCATTCAGCGGAGCAGTCAGCAGACTTGCGCCACCGCCAGCTGAAGCCATCCCGCGACGTAGCACGGAAAGCGGTGCATTTGCCAGCCAGGACAGCGCGCTGCCGGTGCGCGTAACTGCGGTGAACACGGACGGAAGCGTTTTTACGCCCAGCATGGACAAACCAAACCGGATCACGGCAATCGGCCCCAGCACCGCTGCCACCGCAACAGCCAGCGTGCCCAGCGCCAGCGTGATTGCGGCGGTGGCGGCGGCAACTTTCATCAGCGTGCCTGCCAGCTCCGGGTTGGTTTCTATCCAGCGCCGCAGCCCACCTGTTATGCTTTTGACGTAATCCATGATGTCCATCAGCGGCTGGCGCAGCGTTTCGCCCAGGCTGCTGAAGGCGTTCTGCGCACCCGCTTTTACCAGCATCCACTGCGCAGAAAGCGAATCCTTGTTAATGTCGGATTCTTTCTGCATCGAGCCGTTTGCACTATTTCCGGCTGTGAGCTGCAGCTGGCGGCGCAGTTCCGGCAGGTTGTTAGCCAGCTTCGCGGCATCGTCGCCAAACTCCTTGCCGAAAAGCATCGTCATGGCGGACAGGCGATTGTCCTGCGGCAGCTTCTGCACCTTCTCCATTACCCGCAGAATGGTGCCCATGGCATCCTTCGCCATCTGCTTTTCGAGCTCTCTGGGCTTGAGCTTCAGCATGTCCATGCCATCCATAAAGCGGTCACTTTGCATGGTGGCAATGGACAGCTCGCGCACCATGGCGTTTGATGCACTGGCGGCAATTTCCGGCGCCGCACCTAACGACAGGAATGTGGAGCCAAGCGCCGCCGCCTTACGGAAGTCCAGGCGGTCAGCCACGCCCCCCATACGCTGCAGCACGTCAATAATGTCCGCGCCCTTAGACATGGCGTTATCGTCCAGGTAGTTCAGCGCATCGCCCAGCTGCTCAATATTGCGGGTCGGCACCTTGTAGAGGCTCGCGATTTTACCCAGCCCTTCAGCCAGTTCATCGGCGGGCAGTTCAAACGCCGTGGCCGCTTTGGCCGCCGTACTGGCAAAGGCCAGCAGGTCACGCTTCTGGTCTTCGTAGGGATCATCCTGATTGGTTACACCCATGCGCGCGCCGCCTTCTACAAGGGCGGCATAGTCAATAGCGCCATTCTCCATGGGAAGCTGTTCACTGGCGGCCTTGATGGCGGCCTGCATGTCATAAAACTGCTTAGTACGGTTGCCGTTATCATCCCGCAAACCGTTAACCTGCTTTGCCACGCCTTTCATGGCGTCTTCCATGCTGGCATAGCTTTTCACTGCTGCCGCGACCGGCGCCCCCATTGCCAGCCCTGCCGCTGAGGTTGTAGCCCCGGCCCCGGCGATGCGATCCCGCACCTCCAGGCTGCGGGAATACCGCTCCCTGACGGCGTTAACCCTGGCCTGCTGCTCACCGAGGCGTTTAAGGGATTTCTGCTGACGGTCCAGCGCCTGTCGGGTTTCGTCGGCGTTCTGGCGCAGCTCGCGCTGGGCGCTGCTGAGCTTACGGGTATCAAGTCCGGCCTCATTCAGCGCAAGGCGTTGCTTCTGAACCGACTGCCGCAGGCCGTTGTATTTGGTCTGCAGTTCCGAAACGCGGTTTTTCGCCTGTTCAAGCAGGCGGGCCTGCGCCGCCGTCGGGCGATTTGTACTGGTAAACTGCGTGGCGAGCCTGGCCGCTTCTTCGCGCGCGGCTTTAAGGTTGTTACCGGTGATTGCCAGCTGCGCACTGGATTTACGAAAGCCATCAATTTTGCCCGCCTGCGTGTCTAACTCTTTCAGCCTGGCGCGGCTCTGTTGAATGGCGGTAGCCAGCTCTTTTGAGCTGGCCTGCGCAGAACGGAATGGGCGGGTGAGCTTATCAACCGCATTTAGAATCACCTGCAGGCGCAGGTTAGTGTCACTCATCGCTGGCCCCGCTTCTCTGAATCGCTTTATGCCGCCACTCCAGCACTTCGGTCAGCGGCATAACGTCAGTGACGGACGGCGGCCAATGGAAAATGGTGGCGATATCTGCCACCAGATCGTCAACCGTCAGGCTGTCGGTAAACCGGCAAGCACCGACTTCTTCAACAAAAAAGTCACCACCTCAACGGACAGCGCGGTGAGATCGGCAGGGTCCAGCTCTGCCATTTCCTGCGCCGTCAGGGTCGGTGTGGAGATACGCGGAATGACGGTCATCATTGCGCCCACGTCCATATCCATAATGGCCTGCAGGCGGGTGCCACGCAGCGCGCCGGATTGTGGTTTGCGCAGCACAATCTCTGTGATTTCGGTTTTACCTCGCTTGATAGGGGTGTCCAGCTGTACGGTCTTTTCAGTCAGGTTATCGCTCATGTTCTTTTCCTGTTAAGAGGTCACTGGCGCGGTTGCCCGCGCCGTTAAGGTTTATCAGAGGCCGAGGGCGTTGCGGTGCGCTTCCATCAGGTCCGTGCCGCCAACGATTTCAATCATGTTGACAAGATCCACCTCATAGAGCACTTCGCCGTTGATGGTCAGCTTCGCGTAGCTGTTGGTGCTGCTCACTTTGGTGGTGTTGCTTTCGCCGGTCTTCCACTCGCCGGAATCCAGTTCCTTGTGGCGTCCGCGCACAACCAGCTCAACGGCCTGCACTTCGCCGGTATCGTCGCGCTGAATGGAACCGGTGAAACGCAGCTGGATGCCGTCAACGGTTGCCTTGCCCATCTGCTTGAATAACAGCAGTTCGGTGCCGCCGATTGAAAATTCCGTGTCCAGTGCGCCGTCATCCAGCCCCATGTCCACGTCCACCGCGCCCGGCATACCGCCGCCGCGATACTTCTCAAACTTGCGGGTAAATTTCGGCAGGGTCAGAGACTCAACGATCCCCTGCCAGTTATTCCCGTCGTTGAACAGGTTCAGGTGTTTTAACTTGCGTGGTAAAGCCATGCTGCCTCCTTATGCGCTGACCTGGCTGGCAAAATCCATCAGGTACTGATCGGTGATGCGCTGGCGCAGCATCAGGTTTTCCAGCGGTGGCACCGGCGTGTAGTCGTAGTCGATAGTGAGTTTCCCGGCTTTCAGGGAGTCTTTATCGTTCACCGATTCATCCAGCCAGCAGTCTGCGCCGATGATGTAGCCCTGCGTTTTCAGGCTGCGCAGCTTGGCGCGGATACCTTCGATAATGTCACGGGCCAGCGACGGGTTAAGCACGCCATCCACCGCCCACATGTGCGCTTCTGCGATGGTGTCAGCCAGCACCTGCGCCGTGCGGGTGTAGTTTTCAAAGGCAAACAGCGGATCGTCACTGAGGCAGCGGGAACCCCAGAAGCGGAAGCCGTCTTTGCGGATAAGCGTGGTGACGTCATTCTGGTTAAGCAGTCCCGCATCGGTTGCCGGGTCCTGCAGATCCCAGAACACATCGGCGGAAATGCCGGTGACGCCGTTCACGCCAACGTTGGAAAGGGTTTTGTGCCAGCCTGTCTGTTCGTCAATTTTGGCGCGCAGGCCGAGCGCGCGGGCGGAGGCGTAAGCCGTCGCATCTGCATTCAGCACTGTGTCAAAGTTGATGAAGTCAGGCCAGATTAGCATCCCCTCGCGTTGGCTGAAATTAGCGCGGTAGGCAATCGCTTCTTCCACCGTTTTGCAGCCGTAGGCGGACAAATAGGCAAACCCTCGCAGGCTCTGCGCCACGCTCAGCAGCTCAGTGGCAACCGCCTGCGTGTCGTGTCCCGGCACGCCGAGGATGCGCGGCTTGACGCCCAACTGCGACTGCGCCGAAAGCAGCGCTTTCATGCCCGTTTTTTTACCGTCAGCGGTCACGCCGCCGATAATGTTGGAGGTGGTTTCCGCTTCGGTTTCGCCCTGCGCCACACGTACAACGACAGTCACGGGTTTAGCCTGGTCTGCAATCGCATCCAGCGAACGGGCCAGCGTGCCGGACTCGCCCGCTTTACCGCTGGCAGTCAGCACATCGGTCAGCAGGACCGGCTTATTGAGGGGAAACATGGACGCATCAGCATCATCGCCGGTGCAGACCATGCCCACGATGGCGGTGCTCACCGTGGTAATGGATCGGGTGCCCTCGTTGACTTCAACAACGCGCACCCCGTGGTGGTAATCCTGAGCCATAAGGCAGTCTCTCCGGTTTACAGGGGGTGTGCCTATGTTCTGGTTGATATGCTCGCGGCGCACGCGCCGGGCTATGTACAGGGAATGGCACAATGGAAGGGGTAAAAAAATCCCCGCAGTTGCGGGGACGGGATTAATCTTCGGGAAGTTCGGGCCAGTTAATGTCGGGGGCCTGCGATGTATCCACGCGCGTCAGCAATACGCGGTATTTTCGCCAGGCATCATAGCGGCTCTTTTCTTCATCTGTTGCCATATCCAGATCAACGGCATCCTGCAGGGGTTCGATTTTGGCAGCGGCGCTTTTAATGAGCGCTGCTTTTGTTGCTGTAGCTTCGGCAATTACTGCAGCTGCTTTCGCCGCCTCATCTGTTACCCAGCGCTCACCGTTCCACTTATCATATGGTGTCGATGGCGGGTATATAGTGGTGTCAGCAGGATAATCGCCCGGCACGGTAATTTGCTGCTCCGCCCCGGTTCTGATATTCCAGACGGTTTCACCGCGATGATCCGCCAGATATTCCCATCCGGCCAGTTGACTGTTCCGGCAGACAACATAACCCTTTTTTGCTGCCAGTGGTTTGTCCGTACAGGCGTTAGCGGGAATACTGACACCGACTGGCAGATGCTCTGTTGATTGTGACAAATACTCTCGCGTCAGGCCGTCATAATTGAATACATCAATTTCCCCCGCCACGACAGCGAAGCCATTTTCTAATACTGCAGTCTGCATTATGCGGCCCTCACAATGTAATTAAATGCTACGTTGCAGGGAGCAGTTTCGTTGCTGCCCTCTTCGCTGATGTAAAGTCCACTACTCCCAGAAACAGCGAAATAGACTGACGAGGCACTTTTTCGATACGCTTCATGTACTGCTGGTGTGTCATAACCTTCACCATTACCAAATAACAGTCACGAAAGATAGCAAGCTTCGCCCTGGGTCCAGATTTCTCCCATCATCAAACCCTCGAATAAAGACACCACGTAAATCAGGAAGTTTTAGCCCCGGATACGCCTGTGCCAGCTTCGGATACTGCGCAGCAGTAAAGGCTGCACCGTTGCACTTCAGCCAGCCAGCGGGAGCTGTAGCAAGAGGCCATGGAACAGGCACACCAACCGGAAGAGCAGAGCCGACCCCCAGACCAAGATTATTCAGAAACGCGGAAATATCGGCGATATCAGCGCCGTTAGCCGATTTATCCATTTTCCCGGCAAGCGCATTGGTCATGGTGGTGGCAAAGTTAGGATCGTTGCCTAACGCTTTAGCCAGTTCGTTCAGCGTATCCAGCGCGCCAGGCGATGAATCCACCAGTGCCGCAATCGCTACCTGCACAAAGGCCGTGGTTGCAAGCTGAGTGGAATTATTACCTGCCGCCGCCGTCGGCGCTTTTGGCGTGCCGGTGAATGTCGGGCTGGCTTTCGGGGCATACTGCGTATGGGGATCGCTGGCGGCGGTATGCTTTGCCATCAAATCATCCACATACACCTTAAGCTCCAGCACCTTGTCATCCACATATTTGCGGGTTGCCAGAACCACTGACGGGTCAATTTTCAGGGTGATATTATCGGTACTGCTGGTAATCAGTACCATGCGCACGGTCTGCGTGCGTCCGCTCCCCTCCGCCAGCTGCGGCTTGTAGCTCTCAGGGCAGTTGCCGACGGCAATCAGTGCGCCAGTTTCATCGAACAAACCAACCTCACGAATCCACCAACCACCCTCAGTTTCGGGGATCACCTGTTCAGCAATAATCTGGCTGCTGTTCTGCGGATCGATATACAGCATATTCAATGCCGCACGGCGCTTTTCAGCAACCAGCGCTGTCTGCTGCGCGCTGGGCGTTGGCAACACGCCGCCACCGTCACCCACCGCCATCTGGGTAATTTTCAGCGGGACACCGAGCGCGGCGGCGCTTGCCAGTTTCGCCGCGCCGATCTCCGTCAGCAGGGTATAAAATTTTGCGCTCATGGGTTCACTCTCACAGTGTCAATAACATGGACCGCGCCGCCCTCGTAAGCGGTGCCGCCGGAAATAATGGTTTCGTTGATGTACGGATAAATCGTGATTTCTTCGCCGGTATAGGTAGCAGCACCTACCCACAGATCGCCGCTGGTCTGCAGGTTTATGGACATGCCCACCAGGTGGCGGCTGCACGGTTTGGCATCACTAATCAGCCGCTCCAGCTCCAGATAGGTTTCTTCCGTAATGCCCTGGTCCTGCACGCCTATATCCAGGCGAAACGTGCCCGGGGTTTCACCGGTCTGCCACCACTCAATGATGCGGATCAGGAAGCCGAACGGCTCCACGACGCGCCGCACGGCGCTGGTTGTCCCTTTGTGCTGATGGATATAGAAAGCGTCCTGCACCACCCGGCGCTTCACGCTTTCGGTCCAGCTTTCATCCCAGCGGTCAACGGAAAAGGCCCAGGCCAGATACGGGAGAAAAGCAACGGGACACGTCGCCGGATTCCATAAATCACGCAGCGGCACCTGCAGATCGGATATCCCGCTGCAGGTCTGCGCCAGGCGGCGCTCAAGCGGTGACGAACCGGGCGGCAGCAGGCTATTCATCCGTGCCCCCGTTGGTTACGCTCCATTCCGTACAGGACGCGGCCTGCGTCTTATCCAGCACCACATCATCCAGCGGGGAGGCCAGCTCCACGCGCTGGACGCCCTCAACGTGCAGCGCGGCATAAATGGCGCTGCGCCGGATATCACGTCCCAGCCGCGTCTGGCTGGCAATGTACTTCTGCAGGCTGGCTTTAGCCTCTGCCATCACCGGCTCAGCTTCCGGGCCGGGATAAAGGAAAATCGTTGCATCAACGCGGTAAGGGATAATTTCGGCGCTACGCACCGTCAGGCGGTCCGCCACCGGCCGCACGTTCTCACTGTTAAGCGCCTGCTCCACCACCGCCAGCAGATCGGCGCCTGCAGTGCCGTCGCCCTCCCGGCTCAGAACGGTCAGCACCACCTCCGCCGGGGCCGGGCTGGTTGCGCTGGCATCCGCCACGCGCCCGTCCGCGCTCTTAGCGTGAAACTCATAGGCCGCCGTTGGGCCCGCAACGGACAGCCCCTCAAATGCAGCAGGAACACGCAGGCGCAGTGCCTCGTCACTTTCCATCACCGCCGCGACCGGCGGCACCGCGTCATTGTCGGCAGGTGTAACCGTCAGGCGCTTCACGTTGTAGTTGGCCGCCATCTGGTCGAGATCGCCGCCCATGGCATACGCCACCATGACCGCCTGCGCCGCCTCGTTGATACGCTGGCGCAGCAGGATTTCCCGGTACGTGTTTTCCTGCAGTTGTTTAGTGATAGGTTCAGATTCCAGCTCAAGCGTGCGCCGCGCCGCGTCCTGTTCATCTGCCGGATACAGGGCCACAAAGGCGGCCTTACGCTCAGCCAGCAGGGATTCAAAGTCCGGCACGTCAACGATCTGCGGCGCGGGGAGCTGGGAAAGGTCAATTACTGCCATTGTCTGCTCCTGTTGATACCGAAAAGGAAACAGGCGCGCCGTTATTGCGCTTCCCGGTTAGCTCAACCACCATGGAGCCGTCAAAGCTGCTACTGATGGTGATGGAATCCAGCGTAAGCCGTGGCTCCCAGCGGCTCAGGGCCACATACACCGCAGACATGACCTGCAGGCGCAGCGCCGGGTTCTGCGGCTGGTCTATCAGTTCAGACAGAAGGGAACCGTATTCCCGCCGGGCAATGCGGCTCCCCTGCGGGGTCAGCAGAATATCCCGGACCGACTGGCGCAGGTGGTCCGTGTCGGTAATGGCCCTGCCGTTGTCCTGGCTCATGCCGGTATACAGCGTCATACCGGGCCCCCTGACGTATCGCCGCCGGACTTAACGCCGGTGTGACCGTGTTTATCCACCACGATCCCGTTAGAACTCATAGCGCCGCCGCCCTGGGTGACGCCGCCGTTAATCACGACTTCGCTGTTAATGCGGGTATTATCAGCCTCCACCACAAACTCACTGGTTTTCAGGGTGATATTGTCAGCCGCCTCGATCACCATGGATTTAATACCTTTTACGTGCCAGCGTCCGGTGGCGGGCTCGTACTCAAACCAGCCCCCGTCCGGGTATTCCGTCACGCAGCCGTCCACGGAATCCGACGGCGGCGCAAACTGATTGGAGTAAATGGCAGGCAGCGCAAAGGCGGTTTCAAGGTTCCCGCCCATGCTCAGCACCACCACCTGTTCATCCGTCGATGGACACCACCAGGTGCGGCCGCCTCCGGCCCGCAGCGTCAGCCAGTTAATCCAGTTGGTTTCAAGCTCACCAATTTTCACCCGGCACAGCCAGTTTTCCCGGTCCACTTCGGTCACGGTGCCGGTGCGGATCAGGTTGGTGATAAGGCGCATGATTTCGGTCAGTTGTGCGTTCATAACGAAAGGTTGCCATCAGAGCGAAACAGGGGGCAGCGCAGGCACTTGTGCCATGCCTGATACAAAGATCACTGCGCCAGCCAGCGCAGCAGGGTGTCACGGGTTACGTTTTCTACTTCATCATTCACGCCCAGCAGGCGGCGCTGCGAGTAGCGAACCTCCGGCCCTTTGCGGCTGACGCGATCACGCAGGCCGTAATGGTGAACACGGGCAATACGCTGTACTGAGCCGTCAAACTGCACGCTGGCAGAATCCGCGCTGGCAGCGGTTTTCAGGTATTTGGTGGTGCGAAGTTTTGCAAACATCTGGCGCTTGATGCGGCCCTTTTTGCTGCGGGCCGATACCCGGCGCGGCTCGTATCCGCTCCCGTCCGGGTTTCGCTGCAGCCTGATATTCTGCTGCTGCCTGCGGCGCAATTCCTGCGCCAGCTGACGCATCATGCGGCTGCGCGCGGCAGGCTCCAGATTCGCCAGCAACGCCGCCAGCCAGTCATCCACCCTCTGCAGATCACCCATGCTTCACCGTCCACATTTCTTCAGGTACGTCCGGTTCCGGCACCGCTTCAACGCTCGATACGCCCCCGTCAGTGCTGACCAGCACGCGCTCCGTCAGCTGCAGGTTCAGGCTGATATCGCACACATCATTGCGCAGAATATCCACGTCAAAGGTGAACAGCTTTTCGCGCAGTTCAGGGTTATTGATGGCATCCGGCTGATTGTCCGTGAGCCAGAGCAGAACGGGAGCCATCAGCAGATTCTGGTCCCCGCTGAAATCCTCGATCACCACGTTCAGGGTGTAGCGGTACTCCCATGACATGGAGCTGGCCCCGGTCGCCACCAGTGAACCGTTATCCACAAACAGGTGCAGTTTGTCCGGGTTACTGCGGACATACGGCACCGCCTTATTCAGGGCGCTGCGTAAAGACTGCGGCTTGTTCACTGTCTCGCTCCTGACACGCAATTATCGTGTCCACTTTGTCAGCACACGCCGCCCAGGCGGCCTCCGTTTCATCCAGCACCGCATTCAGATCGCCGTTACTGCGCGGCGCTGACCTTTCCAGGCGGCACTGCGTCACTCTGGGACAGCCACTCACGGTAAGCTGCACCTCCGGCGAGGGCCGGACGTTCCCGCAGCCGGATAATGTCAGCAGGCAAAGGAGTATCAGCCCAGCGGCGCAAATCCTCGTTTTCACGTTTCAGTTCCTCGATCCGGCGCTGGCGACTTCGCAACAGTGCGGTGGTCTGCTCCGCTGTTGCATAAAGTCGCGTCTGCGCCCGGCTGTTGGTTTCGGTCAGAATGGACAGGCCAATCAGCTGGCTGTTTTTCTTCGTCAGCTCCTGCGTTTTGCTTTTCAGCGCCGCGCCCTGCGTCTCGATGGTGTGGCTGGCATTGTTAAGCCGCCACGACTGCCAGCCCAGCGCCGCAAGTGCCAGCGCCAGCACTACCGCCAGCGCACGCATCAGGCCGCCATCGGCTCATGAAGCTGCGCGCGGGCAATCTGATACAGAACCAGCGTCAGCAGGTAAAACACCAGGGTGATCACCCATCCCGAAAACGCCAGGCACAGAACAATAAGCAGCCTGATTATCCATGTACGCACGGGTTTTACAGGGTGTGCCCTGAATTTCAGCAATGCCGCCCTGACCTCATCGCGTGCCCGATCTCCGGCGAACCACCCGACAGCGCACAGCGCAGCAAGCAGCCAGGCGAGGAAGCATGACACCCAGACAGACGCACCAACCAGAACCGGCGCACCGCTGCGCGGATACAGCAGGCTGATAACCAACAACGCAGCCCATGCCAGCTGGAAAAAAACACTCATGACTTTCTTTTTCATTCCGTTATGCTCCTTTTAAGCACCAGGCCATTTCCCGCGCGCGGCGGTTGTCCAGCCCCTGATTAAACACACCTTTGACATACACCCAGCACGGCAGCTGATGGCAGGCATCCGCCCAGCGCCGCTGGTTCAGCAACTTAACCAGCGTGGAGCTGCAGGCGTTGCCGGTGCCCACGTTGAAAGCAAACGACACCACCGCGTCATAGACCTTTTGCGGCATCGGCTGCACCACACATTTATCCAGTGCCCGCTCCACGCGCAGCACGTTGGTGATAAGTCCCTGCGCCGCCTGCCGCTCCGTGATAGTTTTCCCCGGCACCACACCGGACGTATTGCCGATCCCGTCGGTCCATACGCCCGCACTGCACTGATAAGGCTGCAGGCGGCATCCCTCGTAATCGGCAATCAGTTTCAGCCCCTCAACGGAGGTATGAAGCGACTGGAAACCGGGCAGCGTGGCGGCGATAGCCAGCACCGCCCCGACAAGGCAGCGCTTAACGATTGAAGGATTCATATTCCCCCCGCGAAATTTTGCCGCCACGTAACAATTTGAAAGACTGGTGTTTGTAGTACCAGTTGATAGCCAGCATCAGCACACCAATCAGTACGCCGCCAACCGTTGACGCATCCTTGAGCGACAGATCGCCCAGCCATGCCAGCAGCACGGCGATGCAGTAAGTGATAAAGGCGCTGATTCGTTCAAGCGTCATAATTCAGTCCCATAGCTGGACGGTCTGCGCCGTGGTTGACGCCGTAATGTCCGGCAGCTCCACCTGCAGCCCGTGCGGTAAAAATGGGCCGTACTCAGCCAGCCCCGGATTTGCCTGCAGAACCTGCTCAGTGACACCCTGCGTGCGCCCGTAATGACGCCAGCAAAGCGCGTCCACCGTGTCATACTGATGCGCACGCACTTTCATCAGATAAGCTCCACCGTACAGTGCGGTGCATCCTGCACCCGGCTGATAGCCCAGCGGGCATCACGCCACAGATCGCCGCTGGCCTCCGCCAGCTCCTCCCCTCGCTTCACGCCTGACGCCGTGGCGTCATAGTCCTGATAACGCTCATTGAGCACAGCGCGCGCCCAGCAAAAAACAGCGTTGTGGTAGTGCTGGATACGCTCGCTTTTGCCGTCCAGCATTTCTGCGGGAACCTCAGCAAGTGTCCGCCAGCCCAGCATTTGCTGACGGTTGCGGAAGTCGTACAGCTCAGCGTTAACTTCGGAAATGGCTGTCAGCGCAACCTGCCTCAGACGGGGCTGCGTCACCGTGCCGTCAGTGCGCATCACGCTGCGAAATTCCGACAGGTCAACATCAGGCCAGAACGGCGTATTTTTAATAACGTCCGCCTGTTCCGGTGCCTGTTCTGGCGCAATAAACTGCATGCGGCTTTCTCCTGAAATAGTGGGCGGTGGACGGGGTTTTGATGTGGCAGTGCCTTTCGCCACCCCGTGCCGCCCGTGCGCGGGGCACGTTCGTTAGCGGCTGTCACTGCGCAATCTGCGCTCCAGCTGCTGCTTTTCTTTTTTCACGCCGCAGCGAGGATCGAGCTGCAGCGCATGGGTAAGGTGATTAAGGGCAGAAGCCGGGTTGCTTTCGGTCAGTACCGCGCCGATGGCTTTGTGCAGGCGTGCCCGGGACTGGTCCGGCATATCCAGATCGGTTGTCAGTTCCAGCGTCTGCAAGAGCAGATCGGCATCAAAACCGGCGGCGGCCAGCAGGGCACTTTGTGCGGCGTCCGCCATTTCTTCCGCCAGAACGGTCTGCACGTTGCGGTTGCCCAGCGGCATCACCCAGCCATGGCGCAGCGCATGACGCCCGATCTCCAGCGCACCGGCATAATCACCGGCATCGATACGCCACAGCATCACGTACATCAGCACGTCATCCTGCTGCGCACCTCCGGCAGCCAGCACGCCCTCCGCCCAGGCGGCATACTTCGGCAGAAGCTCCTCCTTGATTGCCGCCTTTTTCACGGTGGACTGGATACCCTTAAGGCGGCGGCGGTCTTCTGCCAGCTGCAGCAGCATCAGGTCATAGCCGGACGCATGGCGAACACTGCCGCCCTCCCGGGCGGCCTGTTCGGCCTGAATGCGCAGGCGGTGCTGGCGTGCGGGACTCAGGCTCATGCGTTACTCCCCACCTTCAGGCGCAGCTGGCGCGCTGAAATCACCGATTTCGATATTTTCGACCAGGGCCGCGCAGCGGTAGTCTTCAATCACGTACGCTTCGTTGACGGATTCGAAGTTTTCAATCCGGTCACGTTTCGGGTTGTCGATAACAGAACGGCGGCGGGTGTCCTCCTGCCAGTAAATGGACAGGTTATCCAGACGGGTGATCAGCAGGGCATTGGCCGGGAAGAACGGCGCACGCACCGCCTGCAGGCCGCCCATGCGTTTCTGGCTGATAATCAGATCGGCGGCGATTTTCTCGCTGTTTTCCTGCTCTTTGTTGACCAGCGGGAAATACTTATCGGACAGCAACTCGCGGCCGCAGATAACAACCAGCTCGTCATCATCCTGATACACCACGTCGATCAGCTCGTTAACCGCATCCATCACCACGGCGTCCAGGTTGGCATAGTCGCCGCCCTTGCCCACCTTTACCGCGCCTGCGGTGGTGGTGCCGTCCTGGGTGGTGCTGCCCATAACGTGGTCCGGCGCGTCTTCGCGGATTTTCTGCAGCCAGCCCTTATTCACGTCCTGCAGCAGCGGGTTTTCTGCGCGGTTGGAGGTTTTGGCGCGCTTCACGCCGTTAAAGCCGATCATGATGCGGTCCAGCGCCTGGCGCTTGACGATGGCGTTACGGATACGCACCTGGAAGTCCTGGAATTTCGCCCACAGGTCCAGCTTTGCGTAGGTCAGCACCGTGTCAAAGTTGGTCTGTTCGCATTTATACTCCACGTCCTCCATCAGCATCGGATCGGTAGGTTCGCGCTCTTTGGTGGTGGTATCGGTGGTTCCGGCAATGGTGGAGCCAACGCCCAGGCCAAGCAGCTGGCCGGACTGTTCCGCAACCGGCGTGATGTTAATCAGCGTCAGAAAAGCGGCGGACTGCTGGATCTGGTCTTCCAGCGTCTGCTGCACGGACGGGTCCACGGTGAACTTGCTGGAAAGTTCTTCCACTTCCACGTTGTTCAGGCGTGCCAGCTGCTGCAGGTAGGCGTTAAAGGCAAAGCGGGTATTCTTTTTCATCGGGTTTTATGCTCCATCAGCAATTGGTCAGGGTGCCTGCCGGTGCGTCACCGCCCGGCGCGCGCTGGCGGTAATCTTTACGGCTGTCTTCACGGCTCAGCTGCTGCTGAAGCTCGGCAAAGGCGGCCTGCTGCTCCTGCAGCGAGGATTCAAGCTCAGAAATGCGCGCGTCCTGGTCGGACAGGGATTTATCGGTGCGCTCGCTCAGGTTCTGCTGCTCGGTGGCGACCAACTCGACGGCTTTGTGCACGTCAGAGAAACGCGCATCATCGGTCTGCTCTTTTTTGGTGAACAGGGCGGTGACGCGGGCAAAGAGGGACGGCTTTTCGTCCTGGGTTTCTTCCAGTTCGATCAGCGTTTCTTCGGCGGCGGTAAACAGGTTTTCCGGATTCTGCTTGCGGTTAGCCAGTGGGTTGTGCGCGGCGCTGGCGCTGAAGGTCAGCATCTCAGTGCCCAGGCTCGCCGGATCGTCAGTGGCGGCCAGGCCCACAAGGTAGGCTTTGCCGGTGTCGGCAAACTTCGGGCTGATTTCCATGGAGGTGAAAAGCTTCTGGCCTTTCTTGACCAGTTCAACCAGCGAGCTGGTTGGTTCTACATCAGCATACAGCGCCATTTTGCCCTTCAGCGGGCCGTCCTGAATTTCTTCAGCAACCAGCGCCGTCACCCTGCCGTAGCGGTTGAAGGTGCTTTCCGGCAGATAAGACTTGATGTGCTCAAGGTTAATCAGCGCGGTGTAGACCTCCGGGTTGTAGCTGGCCGCCATCTGCTCCAGCCATTCGCGCTGGATTTCGCGTCCGTCGGTGGTGGCACCTTCCACCCCGATGCGGAAACGCTTTGCTTTCACTGTCATGAGCCGTGCTCCGTTAGAAAAAACTTACTGGAGCCTTATGTTTGCGGCGATGGGGGGAGTGAAACAACGCGCGGCGCTTGTACGGTCCGCCACACAAACCGCAGCCGGGGAAAGCCGCCGGGCAAGGCCGTATGTTTGGGCCATGAACACGACAATGACCCCCGCAGACCTCGATCCCCGTCGGCAGGCCATGCTGCTGTACTTTCAGGGATACCGCGTAGCCCGCATTGCAGAAATGCTGGGCGAGAAAGTTGCAACCGTTCACAGCTGGAAGAAGCGCGACAAGTGGGGCGAGTATGGGCCGCTGGATCAGATGCAGCTCACCACCGCCGCGCGCTACTGCCAGCTCATTATGAAGGAGCAGAAAGAAGGGAAAGACTTCAAGGAAATTGACCTGCTGGCGCGCCAGTCAGAGCGCCACGCCCGGATCGGTAAATTTAACGATGGCGGCAACGAGGCAGATTTAAATCCGAAGGTTGCCAACCGCAACAAAGGCCCGCGCCGCCAGCCCGAAAAGAACGTTTTCACCGACGAACAGATCGAGAAGCTGCAGGAGGTTTTCCACGGCTCGATGTTCGCCTACCAGAGCCACTGGTACGAGGCAGGCAACCGCCACCGTATCCGCAACCTGCTGAAATCGCGCCAGATCGGGGCGACCTTCTTTTTTGCCCGGGAGGCGCTGATTGATGCCATCACCACCGGCCGCAACCAGATTTTCCTCTCTGCCAGCAAGGCACAGGCGCACGTCTTCAAGCAGTACATCATCGACTTTGCAAAAGAGGTGGATGTGGAGCTAAAGGGCGACCCGATGACGCTCAGCAACGGCGCGTGCCTGTACTTCCTCGGCACCAACGCCCGCACGGCGCAGAGCTACCACGGCAACCTGTACCTGGATGAATATTTCTGGATACCGAAATTCCAGGAGCTGCGCAAGGTAGCCTCCGGTATGGCCATTCACAAAAAGTGGCGGCAGACCTACTTTTCAACCCCGTCCAGCCTGACCCACAGCGCCTATCCGTTCTGGTCCGGCGCCCTGTTCAACCGGGGCCGCGCCAAAGCGGACAAGGTGGATATTGACCTGACCCACGGCAATCTGGCCCCGGGCCTGCTTTGCCCGGACGGTCAGTACCGCCAGATCGTCACCGTGGAGGATGCGGTGCGCGGTGGCTGTAACCTGTTCGACCTGGACCAGCTGCGCATGGAGTACAGCCCGGATGAATACCAGAACCTGCTGATGTGCGAATTCATTGACGACCTGGCGTCAGTGTTCCCGCTGAGCGAGCTGCAGGCGTGCATGGTGGACAGCTGGGAAGTCTGGTCCGATTTTCAGGCGCTGGCGCTGCGCCCGTTTGGCTGGCGTGAAGTCTGGATCGGCTATGACCCGGCGAAAGGTACGCAGAACGGCGACAGCGCCGGATGCGTGGTGGTGGCACCACCCACAGTGCCGGGCGGCAAGTTCCGCATTCTGGAGCGGCACCAGTGGCGCGGGATGGACTTCCGCGCCCAGGCGGACGCCATTAAAAAGCTGACCCAGCAGTACAACGTGACCTATATCGGCATCGACTCGACCGGCGTCGGCCACGGCGTCTATGAGAACGTTAAGGCGTTCTTCCCGGCGGTCCGGGAGTTTGTCTACAACCCCAACGTCAAAAACGCCCTGGTGCTTAAGGCATACGACATTATCAGCCACCGGCGCCTGGAGTTTGACGCCGGGCACACCGACATTGCGCAGTCTTTCATGGCAATCCGCCGCGCCACCACCGCCAGCGGGAACCGCCCCACCTACGAAGCCAGCCGCAGCGAAGAAGCCAGCCACGCAGATCTGGCCTGGGCAACGATGCACGCACTGTTTAACGAACCGCTGCAGGGCGAAGCCGCCAATACCAGCAACATTGTGGAGATTTTTTGATGGGCAAGAGGAATAAAAACCGCGCTGCAGCTAAACAGAGCGTTCAACAGAGCAGCGGCGTATCTGCAGAAGCATTCAGCTTTGGCGACCCGATCCCGGTACTGGACCGCCGGGAATTGCTGGATTATGTGGAGTGCGTGCAGATGGACCGCTGGTATGAGCCGCCGGTGAGTTTTGACGGGCTGGCGCGCACCTACCGCGCCGCCGTGCATCACAGCTCACCGATTGCCGTTAAGCGTGACATTCTCAGCAGCACCTATATCCCGCATCGCCTGCTCAGCCAGCAGGCTTTTTCCCGTTTCGTTCAGGACTATCTGGTATTCGGCAATGCCTACCTTGAGAAACGCACCAACCGGCTCGGCGGCGTTCTCTCGCTGGAGCCAGCCCTGGCGAAATATACCCGCCGCGGCATTGACCTGGACACTTACTGGTTTGTGCAGTACGGATTCACCACGCAGCCCTACGAATTCACGCCGGGAAGCATTTTCCATCTTCTTGAACCTGATATTAACCAGGAAATATACGGGCTGCCTGGCTACCTCTCAGCCATTCCGTCCGCCCTGCTCAACGAGTCCGCCACGCTGTTTCGCCGCAAATATTACATTAACGGCAGCCATGCGGGCTTTATCATGTACATGACCGACGCCGCGCAGAACCAGGAGGACGTAAACAACATCCGCCAGGCCATGAAAAGCGCCAAGGGCCCGGGCAACTTCCGCAACCTGTTCATGTACTCGCCCAACGGCAAAAAAGACGGGATACAGATCATCCCGCTGTCAGAGGTGGCAGCGAAGGATGAATTTCTGAATATCAAGAATGTGAGCCGCGATGACATGATGGCCGCGCACCGCGTACCGCCGCAGATGATGGGCATCATTCCCAACAATACCGGCGGCTTTGGTGATGTGGAAAAGGCCAGCCGCGTCTTTGTCCGTAACGAACTAATGCCGCTGCAGAAACGCCTGCAGGAGCTTAATGACTGGCTGGGCGAAGAGGTGATCCGCTTCGAGCCCTACACGCTGGGACTCACCGAAGACAAACGCAACGACTGACCGCCCCACCCGGACCACCTCTCACAGCGCCCCAGCAGCTTTCTGCGGGGCGCTTCTTTTTTTGCTGCTGCACCTCACCCTTTCGAATTGATGCCGCCAGCGGGCCGGAGGCTGCGCCGGATTTTTGCTATTTCACCCCGTTGCGCGCGCTCGTATCCCCGCCACGCCTGCCCGCTTTGTGTAGTGGTTTTCATGCAGTTGCATAACATAAGCAAAAGCTCGTCAGAACTGGCAGGCTTCGACTTAAACGATCCACTAGCGATCATTCATTTTCATGCAGCATAGGTATGCACCAGAGTTACTTTGAGGTGCAATGGATGATACCTACAGATTTGCTAAACAAGGTCATGATGAAA